CAACCCACGTTTTGAAGGACTAGTTCGTGATGGTATAGCAACTGGTATGCGTTTCGTAGCAAACGTATATGGGTTTGACGTATACTGCTCAAACTTCCTACCAACAGCAACCGACAACGCACTACCAGACTTAGCTGCTGCTAACCAAGACTACTCATCAACAAACGGTGTAGTTAACTTGTTCTTCTCAGCAGACCAGTCTGTAAACCCATTCGTGGGTGCGTTCCGTCAACAACCTGAAGTAGACTACGATTATAACAAAGACTTCCAAAGACACGAGTTTGTAACAACTGCTCGTTATGGTGTCAAGTTGTATCGTCCTGAAAACATGGTTCGTGTTGTCACGAAACCAACAGTAGCGTAAGGAGGTAGACTAATGAGTTATGTAAACGCAGACGGTCTAGAGGTTCTTACCGCAGGTGAACAGGGAACTCCAGCAAAGCGTGGGACTTCTCTTTCAAGTCAGAAGAAATCATTGGTGATGAATATCACAGGAACAGAAGTTCCTTCATCTGTGGCAACTCCACAAGATCACGATGCTTTCATTCCAGCAGGTTCGTATATTACTTCTGCTAGTCTTATTGTCTCAACAGCTTTCACCTCAGGTGGTTCAGCTACATTGACAATAGGTACTTACACTCAAGCTGGTGCTGCAGTTGATGCCGATGGTATTGACGCAACGATTGCTTTGGCTGCTATTGGTGCAGATAAAGCAGTAGCTTGTAATGGTGCAGCAGTAGGCGGTACAGCAACTGTTGGTGGTGCAGATGTTTATGTCGAAGCTATCTATGGTACAGCAGCATTTACTGCTGGTGAAGCCAAGTTGGTTATCGAATACATCGAGCCTTAAATAAGCTTTGGGTGTTCCTTCGGGAGCACCCTACTTAACTAGGAGATTTTAATGGCAAACGTAAACCACTCTACTTTAACTGACCCCTTTTTACACGAACCTAAAGGCGTTGCCGCAGCAAGTAGTGGTGACGTTTACCTAGCTAACGGTTCAGGATCAGGTTCTTGGACATCTAGACAGTCCATGTTAACCGTACAGTTTCCAGATATTTCTACTGCAAGTGATTTGTATGTACCTATTCCTTACGCAGGAACTATAACTAAAATACAAAGTGCTCTAACAGCAGCTATATCTGGTGGCGATGCTGTATTTACTATAACTAATTCAGCAGGTGCTTCAATGGGAACCCTTACTATAACTCAGTCAGGTTCTGCTGCAGGTGACGTAGATACACTAGCTCCCTCATCAAATAATACAGTTACAGCAGGAAGTTTTATAAAGATAGCGTGTGCAGGTGCACCAAGCTCACACGTTGAAGCTTGCATAGTTATCTGCGTGGATGGATCATAATGAAAACAACTCTGTTACAATTAGTACAGTCTATACTATCAGACATGGACTCAGAAGAAGTTAACGGTATCTCTGATACTATAGAAGCGCAACAGGTAGCCTCAGTTGTAGAGGATACTTACTACAATATTATAGCAGCTAGAGAAATACCAGAGCATAACAAACTGCTTTCACTAACTGCTGTATCAAACTCAGCTAAACCAACACACTTCAAGTACCCTACTAGAACCAAAGTAATAACTAGGATTGATTACAATGTAGGTACTGTTTCGAGTAAAGACTTTAGAGAAATAGAGTTCGTAGATCCTATGACCTTTATTGACAGGATGAGTGAGACTGGTTTACTCGTAGAAACCTTTGACGGTGCTGTAGACATATACGTTCTAAACGATACTGCACCTTCATACTACACCTCATTTGACGATGAGTATATTATTATGAATGCTTACGAAGTAAGTAAAGAGGCTACACTACAGGCTGACAAGACTAGAGCTTGGGGTTCAACTTACCCAACTTTTTCTCAGACAGACAGCTTTGAGCCTGACTTAGACAACACACTAATGCCTTTACTCTTGGCAGAAGCTAAGTCAACTTGCATGAGTTTATTCAAGGGTGGTCCTGACCCTAAGGTTGATCAGGCTGCACGTAGACTAAAATCTTACGTACAAAATGACCAGTACAAAACAAGGATAAAATCAGTAAATCAATACGGAAGAACCTGATGATTGATATAGAGACCGACACAGTAAACCAACGCTGTGTTATAAAGTCTGACAAAATGATGTCAGAAATTTATGTAGAAAAAGAAAACAGTGGTTACATATTTTTTATAATTAAATTTGAAAAAGGTAAAGTACCACAAGAATTATCAGGCAGATACTCAAGCCTAGAAAAAGGTAAACAAGCTGTAGAAAGTTACCTAAGAGATAAAGCTAAAACTAAATCTCTTCAACGTACAGAGTATGCAGCAAAAAGAGAGATAGAACGTAATGGCTCAAAGTCTAAGTCAGAAGGCAGTCAATAACTTTGTAAAAGGTTTAATAACTGAAGCTGCTGAACTTACGTTTCCTGAAGGAGCTTCCGTTGATGAACTAAACTGCGACTTACGCAGAGATGGAACTAGACGTAGAAGACTAGGTGCGGTGTACGAAAACAGTCACACACTATCTAGCTTTACTTTGTCTGATTCAGAGATTACAGCTACAGGAGACTGGATAAACGTTGGCGGTAACGCTGACTTAGAGTTCTTGGTACTACAAAAAGGTAGCACACTTTACTTCTACAACAAAGGTATTTTACCTTATTCTGCCCAAGTAGAATCAAACTCTGTAAACTTAGCAAGCTATCAACAATCTGGATCTGCTGGTGCTGAGAACGCTAAGTGTCAGTTTACCTCTATCAAAGGTAACTTGGTTGTATCTTCACCAGAGATAAACACTATAGCTATAGTCTACAATTCATCTTCAGGTGCGTTTACTGTTACTCAAGTTAGTTTTGAAGTAAGAGACTTTGAGTTTCAAGGGGACACAAGCACATACTTTGATAATGAGTCTAGCCCTTCTCAAGACAGGAAGTATGACGCACAAAACGCTGGTTGGAATACAGGTAATGGTGCTCCTACAGACTTAACTAAAAGACTCACCCACCCTTGGTTTGCAGGTAAAGATAGTAGTAATAACTATAGTTCTTCTGAGTGGGAAAAGATATACGGTGGTACAACACTAACAGCAAACGGTCACTATATACTAGACTTCTTTACTAAGAACCGAGGCACAACTTCAGGTCTTACAGGTCTAACCAAGATGACTGATGCAGAGACATCTAGGTTTAGGTCTTGTGTTTCTTTTTCTGGTAGAGTTTTTTATGCAGGTGTTGACAGTGCTGAGAATGCTGGTACTATTCTTTTCTCAAAGATTGTAGACACAGTATCTGACTTAGGTATTTGTCACCAACAGAATGACCCAACAGCAGAGTATGAGTCAGATTTATTAGACTCAGATGGTGGGGTGATAAGAATACCTGACGCTGTTAAAATACAAAAACTTTATGCTTACCAAAACTCTCTCTTTGTTTTTGCTGAGAATGGCGTATGGCAAATCTCTGGTGTGGACGGTGTGTTTAGAGCATCGTCCTTTTCTGTAAACAGAATTACTAGAGTAGGTATCTTACAACCTGAAACATTTGTTGAAGCTGAAGGTGTTCCTTTTTGGTGGTCAAGGTTTGGTATTCACACATTAACAACAGATGATGTGTCAGGTCAAGGTAAAGAACAAAACTTAACTATTCCTACAATACAAGCTTTTTGGGATGCTATTGATCCTGATGCTAAACTAAAAGTAACAGCAGTTTACGATGGCATAAACAAACGTATATATTGGGGTTACCCTGACGCAAGTGAGACTGTAGAATCTAAAATAAATAACTTTCTTATACTTGACATACCTCTCCAAGCTTTCTTTCCTTGGAAAATATCAGATCAGACATCTAACACTGACGCTGTAGTTGGGTTGGCTTTCTTCTCAGGATACGGAGCTAGACCACTAGAGCTTGACGTTTTAGCTAACAGCAGTGCAGATGACGTTCTGACAAGCTCAGGTGGTACAGATGTAAACGCAGGTAGTTTTGTAACTAGCACCGTGTACATAATTAAAACTGCAGGAAACACAGACTTTACTGCTGTAGGTGCAGCTAACAACAATGTTGGAACAGTATTTACAGCTTCAGGTGCAGGATCAGGTACAGGTGTAGCAACACAAGCAAACGATGTTACATCTACACAAATTTCTACTTCAACTACAGGTGATCCAGCTATTATACTCATCTGTAGAGATGGCTCAACAAACAAAATAACTATGGGTGCTTTTACTAGCATAGGTTTTTTAGATTGGGGTGATACAAACTACTCGTCCTTTGCTGAGACAGGGTATGATTTTATCGGTGATGCTGTAACTAAAAAGAATGCGCCATATATTGTAACATATTGTAGGTTGACAGAGACAGGATTTACTGGTAATCCTACTGCAGGTTTCGAATCAATCAGACCTTCATCATTAAAGGTATCTGCTGCTTGGGACTTTGCTGAGAACTTTGGGACTAGCCAACAGGTATATAGATTAAAGTTTCCAGTAATACCTAATCAAGATGACCTAACAGACTTTGACTATCCTGAGGATGTCATTACGTCAAGAGTAAAAATACTTGGACATGGAAGATCCATGAGAATTAAATACGAAAGTGAACAGGGTAAAGACTTCTTGCTTCTAGGTTGGGGCATGATACAAGGAAGGAACCCTCGTTACTAATGACTGAATATACAATTCGTGAAGCAACTCAAGAAGATTTGCTTGATGTTATAATAGCTGCAAAGAACTTTAGCAAAGAAGCTTCTCAAAAGTCTTGGGCAAAGTTTGATAGTAATAAAACAAATTTATTATTTAAACAACTTGTAGACAGTGAGTTTGGTTTTGTCTACATAGCCCTACATGAGAATGAAGTAGTAGGTGGACTTATCTCTGTAATAACAGAAATGCCTATAAATGACTTCAGAGTAGCTCAAGAGTTAATGCTTTGGATAGACCCTAACCACAGAAACGGTAAGACTGCACCAAAGTTAATTGACAAATACGTAGAGTGGGCAAAAGAAAAAGATTGTAGTTTTGTTAGATTATCAGAAATTGATAATGTTTTAGACAGTAAAGCTGGTATACTCTTTAAAAGAAAAGGTTTTGAGCCAGTAGAAACAGCCTATGTAAAGGAAATATAAAATGGCATTATTTACAACATTAGCTGTCACTGGTGCGCTAAGTGCAGGGGCTGCCCTTGCAGCAGGTTTAGCTACTTACGGTACAGCAGCTTCAATAAGTGCATCTAATAGAGCAGCAAAAGCATCAAGGGCTGCAGCACAAACTCAAGTAACAATGCAAAGGCAACAAGCTACTAGGCAAAGAAGACAAGCTATAAGAGCTAATATAATAAGAAGATCACAAGCTAGAGCACAAGCTCAAGCAGCAGGTGTTGAAACCTCATCAGGTTTTGCTGGGGCTATGGGTAGTTTATCCTCTCAACTAGGAACAAACCTAGGTTACGGTTCTCAAATGTCAGGGCTTGGTCAACAGTTTACAAGCCTAACAGGACAAGCTAACTATCAAGCAAGTCAAGCTCAAATGTTTGGTTCTATAGCTGGTTTAGGTATGCAAGGTTTTCAATACTTTGGTGGATTTGACTCTGGTCAAACTCCTAGCTCAAGTACTCCACCTTCAACACCTAGACGTACAGGCGGTGGTGGTAGATGACAACACTCTTAACTCTTGATGATGAAATATTCAACGAGTTAGCTCTCTCTGCAAATACTGAAGTTGAAAGGGAACCATACAACCCCTTCAGTCAAATAGAAAGAGTCAAAGCTCAAGAGATTTCTATAGCTACTAATGTTCCTGTTGATCAGGTTGAAGCTGAACGTAATTCAGGTGATCCTGTCTCGGAGACTGCAGCTAAGACTAATGCTGTAAACTTTGACTACGCTCTAGCAATAGACCAAGCTTACAACGATGGATTATCTCCTGAGGATATAGCTGATATTATACAAGAAAGAAAAGAAAAGGGTGACGACATGACCCTTAGTGAGTATTTCTTGGTACAGAACCTTATGTTGTCAGACAACGGTGTCAACGGCTACGCTGCTAGAACACTGACAAACATGGAAGTATGGAACAGACTGCTTCAGAAAGAACTAGAAGCTAACGATCAGTCAGGTATATCAAAGATACTAAGCTTTCTTGATGTAAATGTTTTACGAGAGCTTACCATAGGAGCTTTTGAAAACGTAACCTTCAGGTCAAACCGTGAAGGTAGAGACATTCGTGAAGCTTTCAATACTCTAAAACCTGCAGACTTTGAAGAGTGGGCTAAGGAGTACTTAGGGGAAAGAAAGTCTGAGGGTATCTTTTCAGAAGACAGCCTATGGAACTTATACAAAGCAGCCAACGATGCTACCTATTTAGGGGATGATCCTTATGCTGGTCTAAACTTTTTGTTTGGAAGTATAGATTTAGTAGCTTTAGGTAGTACAAGAATAGCTGGTGCAGCAGTAAAAGGGTCAAAAACACTAGCTACAGAAACAGCTACACTTCCGTCTAAACTTTTAGGTATCTACAAGTCAAGAAGACCAGTTGATACTGTCTCTGTTTTAGGTGATGAAGTAAGCTCTGCTCAAGTAGCAAGTAAACTAGTTGATGACGCAGGTGCTCAAACAGATTTGATCAACGCAGGACGTACACTTCCTGATGAGTTAGATCCTGTAAAAGGACCAATCAGCAGACCTAGTGGTGTTGCTTTTAGAGATGGTTCTAGAAAAACTGTACTTACAGAGAAACTTGAAGAAATGAACCGTAGAGGTTCCTTTGGCGAGTACGTACCTAGGCCAACACTAGAGTTAATGGCTACAAGAATAGCTGCAAACATAGCAGAAAGAACTAATGATGTAGTTGTAAACAGCAGAAGATTGATTGACGAAGGTTCTGATGATTACAAAGTTGTTGTTAGACTAGGTAAAGACGGTAGTGGTGTAGCGTTTAGACGTAAGATGGACGCTGAAGCTGTAGCTGCACAAGACCCTAGCCTAAAAGTAGTCAAGAAAGAAGAAGGTAGGGGTTGGTTTGTAGAAACTGAGCAGCGTGTAAATGTATTAGGTCTTCCTGATGAGATTGACAGGTTTGACTTTGGTGGTTTTGTAACTGATTCTATAAACAAAGTCTTTGGAGCTTCTACAGTACGCCTTGGTGACAAGATTGGTGGTAAGTTTTTACAGGCTGAGGCTGGTCAGGCACTTATAGGTGACTTAATTAAGCCTTATCAAAAGACTATTCGTGCAGTAAAAGGTAAAGAACTACAAAACTTGTCTGATTTTATGACTCAGCTACGTGATGGTGAGTTATCGTACATGAGACAAGCCCCTACAAGGCAGTCTTTTGAAGGTCTGTACAAAACAATGTACGGAACTAAACCTAAGAAAACTACAGTAGACGCTTACGAAGCTTTACAGGACATAAACGACACAACTTGGCAAATCAAGTCTTCTGAAAGGTTGAAGCGTGTTGTAGCTGAAGGTGGAGAACTTGTCAATATTACACCTGACTACAGCGATATTGGGTACAGAGTATCTTCCGTACCTGATGGAGAGTTTATTCTTGATATAGCAGCAAACAAATCTAGACGATCAGGATCAAAAGACCTTAACCCTGACGTTCCTGTTTACAAAATACCTAATACATTCTTAGACCACCTATATGTCACCAATGTAGACTCAATAAGAGTACTTGAGCGTGTCGATGTTATGCCTTATAACGTAGGTGGCCCAAGGACAAATGCTGAGTTTAGATACTTTGTTGGTGCTGTAAAAGAACAGAAGCTAATATCAGGTAATAAAATATCTGTAGGTTTCAAAACTATGTTAGGTTCTTTCGGTCAGGATCAGGCACGTACAGCAGTCAATCAGTTAAATGCTATAACTCGTAAAGTAAGAGCACTGATGGATGACACTGGTGTTGAAGACATAGCTGATATGAACTTACCTAAGTCTCAGTACGATGAGCTAGGTGATGTTATACGTGCAAACAATGCTTGGAACAAACACATAACTGACTTAGAGGATTTACAAGAGCTTGCTCTAAAGTACAACTTCAGGTTTACAGAAGATTTTGTAGGCAGAGCTAGAGACCAAAAGATTTCCATTCGTGAAGCTGGTGAAGACCCAGCTATGTCAAATGTAACCTTTGGTGAGGTTGTTGGTACACGTATAAACATGAAGCGTGGTGACACACCTCTTATGGAGTTTGGTGGTAAGAAAGCTGTCAACGCTAGTCCTATAGCAAACATAGCTGATCAGTTTGGATCTGAGGCTTTTGGTTATGCTAATCGTGCAGCATCACAGAATGCTATGGTTGGTTGGGTAAAACTTGCTGAGAAGTCAGAAGGACTTGTAAGTTTCCCTAGAGGTGTACCAGAGAATGATTACTACAATCGCTTTATACAAGCTGAGGTAGCTAAGACTGGTAAGTTCAACGACATAGCTGCACAACTTAGAGAGCAACAAGAGATAATAAAACGTAGGATGAACCAGTCTACTTGGTTAAGTGACAAGTGGGATAGTTTTACTTCATCTGCTACTGAGTTTGTCTTTGAGAAAACAGGTAAGAAAGTAAACTTTACCAAAGCTGACCCAGCGTCTAGACTGTTGCAGGTTGGTTTTTACTCTAAGTTTGGATTTTTTAACCCAGACCAGTTCATGTTGCAAGGGCTTCATGCTCTAACAATAACAGCTATATCCCCAAGACAAGGTATAAAAGCTTTAGGACTAACAACTCCTTTATTTCTAATAACATCTCTACCAGACTCAGCAACCAGACGATTAGCTATACAAAGACTAGCAAAGTACAGTGGTATAGAAGAGGCTGAGTTAGCGACTCTTGTCAGATATATTGATGAAAGTGGACGTAGCACTATTGACAATCAGGTCATAGAATTACAGGCTCCACAAAAGTTTGGTGCTTCAAGCAATCTTATAGGTAAAGGGCAAGAAGCTGTAGGTACTTTCTTAGATCGTTCAACAATGTTCTTTAAGGGTGGTGAGCGAGTAACAAGGATGGCTGGATTAGCTACAGCTTTCCTTGAGCATCGTGTTAAACGTCCTAATATTGATCCACTATCATCAGAAGGTAAGCTTTGGATTTCTAATCGTGAGCAAGACTTAACTTTTAGAATGACTACACAGTCAAGAAGTTTTGTTCAGAGTGGACCTATGCGAGTTCCTACACAGTGGCTAACCTTTAGCTTACGAGCTATGGAAAACATAGTGGTAGGACGTAACTTTACTCCAAGTGAGCGAGTAGGTATGTTTGCTGTAATGGGGCCAATGTTTGGACTAACAGGTCTTGGCGCAGGTAAAATGGCTGGATATGCCACAGAACAATTAGGCTATAAATCTGATGACCCAGACACAGTAAAAGTATTTAACAGAGTTAAGTATGGTGTGATAGATGCACTGCTTTCAAACTTTCTTGGTACAGAAACTGCTTATGCTCAACGTGTAGCACCTGTTGATCAGCTTATAGAGACATACAGAAAGCTATTTGATGAAAGCCTTGTGACAACACTCTTTGGTCCATCAGGTGAAATATCAAGAGATATGATAGCTGTAGCTGCTAGTGCCTATAAAGCTATGTTAGGTGGTAAAACTGAGATGGTTAGAGAAGACCTTACTCAGTTAGTAAGAAACTTATCTACTGTTGACAAGTACAATAAGATTAAAGAACTTATACAGACAGGAAACTACAGAAGCAGAACTAGAAAAATGGTAATTCAGGGTATGGAACCTGAAGCTGCTGCTGCAGTTCTCTTTGGTGCTACACCTGCTCCTGTACAAAACTACTATGATTATCAAGAAATGGTATTCAACAAGAGTGGAAGATATAGAGAACTGTCAAGAAGTCTAAAAGGTGACGCAGCACAAGCTATTTCCTTGTTGACAACAGGTAATAAAGATGATATGATTAGAGGAACTAAACTGTGGGAAGAAATAAACGACACTATTTGGTCTTCTAACCTGTCAAACAGTCTAAAGCTTGAACTTCAGCGTAGTTTGATAAGAGTTGAAATACTTCCAGAAATTATGAGAAACGCCATGCGTCTAGGATTAGAGTACGATGCAGAGCTTCTCACGCAACAAACCAGATAAGGAAACAATATGGCTGGATTTGCAATAGATATTGGTGATGAGGGATCAGCTTTCGAAAAAGGTGTAAATATGCCTAGCGCAAGCAGTGGTGCTGCAGTTGCTGCAGGGTTAAATGCTATAGGATCAGGTGTCTTCAAAACACTAGACGCAATGGATGCAGCTAAAAGAGCTTCTGCACCTACAGAAAGTCAAGTAAATCGTAGTGCTTTTGCAGCTTTGTCAAAAGCTATAGATAATGCTAGAGGAGCAAAACCTTTACAGGCTAGGTCTGTAGTAAACTCTGCAATAGCTGAGTACAATAACCTAGGTTTTGATATAGGTGAAGCTGAAGCTCGTATGATAAAGCAACGTACAGGTATTGATGTTGACTTTATAAACTTCAATCCTCAGCAAGAAGCTATAAACAATACTATAGAAAAAATTTCAGCTAATCCTGCTTATTTGTACAATGCAAGAGCAACACTTGAGACAGCAGGTAAACCTTACACAGACAATGATGTATTAGCTTTAGCTATGTCTGATGTGCAGAGAAATGAAGCTGCAGCATTATACTTAGTAAACGCAAAGAACATAACAAGACAAGAATTTCTTGAAACATATGTACCAAACGCTAATCAAACACTAGAGAACTTGAGAGGTCAGGCTCTAGCAGGTTTAGATATTGAGATGGGCGGTGGTAATATCACACCAGAAACAGTAGTAAAACTTAGAACACAGTTTGATATAGCCAAGGCACAGTTAACAAAACCACCTCTTGTACCTGCTGAGGACTGGCAAGTTGTTCAGTCACAGATAGACACACTTTCAGACCTTCTGACAAGTCTTGAGTCCTACGATGACAGAACACTAGCCGCAATGAAAGCGGATATTGTCAATCATAACAGTGAAGTGTTGATGAAACTAGCTAAAGAAAAGATCAAAGACCCTATCTTGAGTAATGCTTTGTTGTCAGATAAATTTGATCCTACAGGTATAGTTGTTGATAAATACCCTGAACTTAGAAAACTACTATCAGAACTAGAGGGTAGTGATATTGTCTACACTCCTCTTGATACTTTAAATGTAGACACGCCTGAAGCTGGTGAAGTAACTACAGAAGAGTTACCTCCAGTTGAACCTATCACATTAAACCTACATGATCCAGAACAAGTTGACTTAGCTGAAGAAAGAAGTAATAGGAAGCGTAAGGGTTCTATTGAAATAGCTGTATCAACTAGACTAAACTCTGTTACACCTGAGATGATGAATCAACCAGAACACAGAGACAACTTTCTTGCAGGTGTTGGTTTGGCTACAGTAAACGTAGCTACCTCAGGTAAGATTATTGATCCTGAAACAATGTATCTAGTTTATAATGATGATACGTATACTAAACTAAAGATCATAGATGGCCTTGATCCTGAGGCTTCTAAGTTAGCTAGAAATAGGTTGATTGATGGCCTCAAAGCACAAGCAAATGTCTACTCAACTGCTGCCTCAGGGACACTACAGAACAGTTACTTTGATCTAACTGGCGCAGGTAAGATAGAATTTAACCTTGAAAGACGCACAATGCAGGGTGCTTTTAGAATGGGTGAAACAGCGAGAGACCTTGCTACAGGTTTAGCCTCTAAGCATTACAATGGTAATATTACAGCTATGATTGCTGATCGTGGCAGACGTTTGAGTACCTTTGAAAGAAGTAATCTAGAGAAAGAAGGTTTCAACATAACAAGTGAGTTCCAAGCATACAGAGAAATCAAGAAACTATCTGACGGTATGAAACTTTACTCAGACAACTTGAGAAAACTTGGTGTAGATACTGCAGCCATAGACAGTATGATGATACAAGAGGTAGAAGCTCCTGAAAGAAATTCTTTAGGTACTCTTAAAAACCCTTGGCAAATCGTATGGTCAGACAAAACTGATTCGGATGAAAAGTTGTTTGCATCTATAGATAAAGGTGAGTACTACACTGACATCAACGGTGACGTAAGGATTAAAGACTAGTGGCTAATATATCTATTACAGGTGGAACTTTAGTTGTAGAAAAAGAACGGCAAGAAGTTGTAGAAACTATTGCTGATGTCAACGAAAATAATGTGTCAGTCAAACGTGGTACTCTTGTAATAAAAAGAATAGATGAGGCAGTCGATGTTATTCAAGGTGGTATACAGGCTATGGAACAACAGCAACCAGCGTCACCTAATCCAGACAGACCGTTCTACGAGTCTACAGTGCCTATTGAGAAAAGATTTGTTGAACCTGATCAAGAAGCTACTGTTTCTGAGTCTAGTACTGACACTGCTGTTGAGGTGCAGCCCTCCAGTAAAAAAGGTTTATTAGAGTTTATTGGTGAGGGTGAAGGAACCTATAATTCAATAAACAGAGGAACAATAAACGGAAATATAATAGGCGCAGAGAGAGAAGGTTCACGTGGCGGTAAGAAAATCTCTGAGTTGACTATAAGTGAAATTAGAAATTATCAAGCAATTAAAGACCCTAATAATCCTGAAAGGCTGTTTACTGTAGGTAAATATCAAACAAGACCAAGTACTTTTGAGCAAGCAGTAAAAGGTTTAGAACTTTCAGATGATACTGTATTTTCTCCTGAGGTTCAAGATAGTATAGGGATATACCTAATAGGTCAAAAAAGAGAAGACCTTGGTAAATTTTTAGAAGGTGATGAAAGTGTTTCTGTAGATAGAGCAATGTTTATGTTAGCTCTAGAGTTTGCATCTATGCCTGTTCCTTTTGATATTAAAAAAGGAACCTATGCAGAGGGAACGCTTCCTAAAGTGGATCTTGTAGCAGGAGATTCTTTCTATAAAGACCCTAAAGCAGAACAGGGTAACAGAGCTTTAAAAACTGTAGAACAAACAAAAGAAATATTATTAAAAACTAGGGATTCAAGTGAATGAGACTAGCACTAGCATTAACACTCGTACTATTTCTAGGTGGCTGTTTGTCACCTCTAGGAATATTAGGCAGCTTCGGTGGTGGAGGCGGTGGCAGTGGTACATCAGTCAACGCCAACACACAGATAGGTAAAGAGAACAACCAGTCAGCCATTGACCAGAGTAGAGACATATCAGGTGAGAACGTAAACGTCAACCAATCGCAGGGTGCTTTCAGCGTTGATGGTGACGCAGGTAGTGTTAAAGTACTGAACCAAGACATACCCATGTGGATGATACTACTAGCTGTACTAGGGTGGATGTTACCGTCACCGATAGAAATTTGGAGAGGTTTCTTGAAGACTATAACATTTGGTAGATACCGTGGCTAGAACACCTATAGACAAATCAAAGATGAAGTGCAACAGACCTAAGCGTCAGGTATCTGGTGGTAAGAAGTTTGTTGTCAAGGCTTGTAAAGGTGGTAAAGAAAAGATTATCAGGTTTGGTGATGCAAACATGACAATCAAAAAGTCAAACCCTAAACGTAGAAAATCATTTCGTGCAAGACATAGGTGTTCAACTGCAAAGGACAAGTTCTCAGCACGATACTGGTCATGTAAGAAGTGGTAGAGTAAATGGAGAACATGAAGTTACCTTTAGCCTTGGTTATGGCTATGGCTGTACAGTTGGCTGGTGGTGTATGGTGGGTCAGCCAACAGGCAGCTACAATAACATCACTTGAGGACACAGTAAGTCAACTTGGTAGTCGTATGGCTATCGAGGATACTGTCAATACCAAGAGAGATGTAGAAGAGAATAAAAAGAATATAAACGACTTGGCTGAGGTAGTGTCTGACACTGAGACAGATATATATGATGAGACTGATGAGATATGGGAAGAGATAGACAGCATTAGTTTAAGTATAATGCGTATCGTTGATCTTCAGCAAAGGGTAGCCCTGTTAGAGAGAACAATCGAGTTCCTAAACAGAGACCACAAAGATATGTTTGATCCTAGAGGCTAACTATGATTGATCCACTCAGCGCATTGGCAATGGTCAAGGGTGGCATCAGTGCAGGTAAAAGTTTAGCATCAATGTCCAAGGAACTAGCAGGTTTCTTTGACAGTGTAGACAGTGCCAAGAAAGCTCACGAAAAGAAAAAACAAAGCCCCTTCAGTAGCACAAACGAGGAAGCTTTAGACACGTTTATGAAACGCCAACAGGCTAAACAGGCTGAGGAAGAACTGAGAGAGTTCATTGTTAACACTATTGGCTACTCTGCTTATCAGGAACTACTCAAACTTCGTAAAGAAATTTCTGAAGAAAGAAAAGAAGAAGAAAGACAAGCAAGACTAGAAGCTCAACGCATGAAAGAAAATGCTGAGATGGCTTTTGTTGCTGTAGTTTTATTTCTTATGGTATGTGGTGGGGCGCTAGGTCTACTAGTCGCTATGGGTTGGGTCGATTTATAATGGTAGAAGAATACGACTTAGATAAGAATGGTAAACTAGATGCCGAAGAGCGTCAGCTTTACCTAGACGACAGACGTAGACGATTGGAGGATGACGATGCCAAGCGTGATGCCCAGCGCAACATGACTTGGTTTGCTCTCTCAGGTATGGTGTTGTACCCTGCAGGTATCTTTCTCTGTACCTTAATTGGTCAAGAGACTGCTGCAATGTTGATAGCTGACATAGCTAACATATACGTTGTATCAGTATCAGCACTTGTCGGAGCGTACTTCGGATTTACTGCGATGGGAAACAGAAGATAGTAGAGGTAAATAATGTCAAGTCCAAAACCAAACAATCCTGCTCTTTGGTCAAGAGCTAAAGCAGCAGCAAAAAAGAAGTTTAAAGTATACCCTAGTGCCTACGCAAATGCTTGGGCTTCTAAATGGTACAAGTCTAAGGGTGGTACATGGTCAGGTAAAGACAACAGAGTAAAGAGGAAAACATAATGCCAACTTCAAAGTACTCACCAAAACAAAAACGATTGGCTGCTGTAGCTGCGCCAAGAAAGAAGATAACAAAAGCTGACTTTGATAAGTTAAAGAAAATGAAAAAGGGGAATAAAAACAAATGAGAAGATATTTGAAAAGACTTTGGTGTGCGATAATGAATCGCAAGTGTAATCCAGAATGTGATTGTTGCTGACATGGCTAAGGGTGTAAAACATTACTTTAAAGATGGTAGAGAGCACAAGGGTGGTACTCACAAAATGCCTAACGGACAGCTACACTCAGGTAAGACCCACGGTAAAACAAGTAAGAGGTTATACCACTTCAAAGACCTTAGTGCTACAGCAAAGAAAAGGGCTAGAGGCTAATGGCTAAAGGTGGCTTGGGTAAATGGTTTGCTGAGGATTGGGTTGATGTTAAGACTGGTAAACCTTGTGGACGTAAGAAAGCTAAGGGAAGCAAGCGTCCGTATCCAGCCTGTAGGCCGAAGTCGGTGGCAGGAAGAATCTCCAAGAAGGAGGCTTCCAAAAAGAAAGGACCAAAGAGAGTATCTTGGTCCACAACAGCGTCAGGAAAGAAAAGAAAGACATGAGGGAGCCTAAACAGCTCCCCCTTTTTTTATACCTTTTGACCCCAATGGTAACAGTGAGAATCCATAATCATCCAACCTTGTGATTCAATTTGCATTCTACCATCGGCTAGAGAAACTAAGCATTCATTCTCTGTGTTAAAAACTCTAGGTGTTCCGAAAGTTCTACAATCTGTCACTGACATATTACACGCTAGAATTATAGCACTAAACATTTAGTTTCCTTCCATCTCCTGTATCAGTTTATCTAAGTACCACTTAGCTTTCTTGAGGTCTTCTACAGGATTGCCTTTGTACCTGTATCTGTGCATGTATTTCTTACAATTACCTTCTAAGTAACCCATGAACATCATAGTGTCCATGTTATCCTTCATGTAATCAATACACTCTATATTGCCATCTCCATAGTGAGGTGGCTTATTTACTACATCATCCATCTTATGTAAAGAAAATTGAATGAATAGCTACTGCAGTTGCAAATATTGCATAAAGTTCTATCATATTACTCTCCTCTAAGTTATATCAACCATTTCACATACGTCACCAGTGCAAGCAAATGTCTGGCTTGACTTAGTACTATCTTCTTTTTCGTACTTTGTCAAGAGTGCCCAATCTATTTTCTCTGGCATTAGTGACAATAATGTCACATACTCACTCTTCATTATATCCTGATAAGGTGCTTGTTGATAGGTGTGTTCGTTGTACGGTAGGAAAGATACACCTGACATCTCGTCAAAGTGTTTGTAAACAAACGCACCAACCTCAAACCACTCATCCTTTCTTACGTTGATAGTCACACTAGGCTTGTGCTCACACCAATGTCTCTGATACATAAGCCATGTCTCTAACTGATCTATAGCTGACATATCCTCAGTAACTATAGCGTTGGCAGGAGACTTGATAGGGAAGCTGAACACTGTAGTCTGATCAGGTTTCATTACACAAGGTTCATTAGGTATACCCTGATCCTTCATAAAGGCTGTCAGTGGATCTTTGTTGTCACCTCTGACTGTCCTGATGTAGTGTTTTGAGTGTCTTGCGTGGATACCTGAGGCACTGTCAACGAGTTGACTGACGGTTCCTGAAGGTTTGACGCAGGTAATAGCAGTGGAAGGATTAATCCCAAGAGTATTAGCCAAACTATTATTTGTGTTAACTGCAACCTGTCTAAGATTTTCGAGATTCTTCGATAGTCCATTTTGTCTACTCGTTAGTAAAGGGTTGTCCATTATGCCTGTTAGAGATACACCTAGCAGACGCTCTTCTTCTGTGTTGTCCTTCCACACTTTACGAAGGTATGGAAACTTAGTGTAGGTAGACTGTATAGTTCCTAGTGTTGTAGCTATCCTTACCTTACGTGCTAAGTCAGCAAAGTTATCCTTAGACCTGACAACAACCTCTGTCAAATTACAGAACTGGTATGGCCTGAGGATTATCTCTGAGCATGGATTAGTTCCGAACTCATGGTTAGGATCACGCCTACCATACTTCTCAGCTTGCTTCCTACTGGCTTCTCTGTTAAAGATACCACGCTCACCACTACCTGATTCAACTAGAGCCATCCACTCACGCATGAACGACAGGCTGTCAGGCTTCTCTGTATAGGCTACAGAATTGTTAGCTAGAGCACGTTGAGGATCGTTAGTCCACCAATCACCTGACTTAGCGTGTCTCATTCTACTATCTGACAAGTTAGAAAGACTTATCATAGCTGATCTTCTTACCCCACCCATGACAACAATTTCACCAACTTTACACATGAGGTCATGGCACTCTATTGATGATAACTTTCGTCCTTGTGCATCCTTAAATACTTTTACTGAAAAGTTAAACAAGTCAACTAAAGGGGCAGGGCCACTAGCTCTACCACCGAATGTCTTTAGCCTAGAACCTGCAGGTCTTACCTTAGACACATCCCACTTAGGTATCTCTCCTGCCCACAACAAGGCTAGTATCTGTCTAAAAGATTTAGCCCAACCTTCTTTACTGTCCTTGACAACAACTATAGTGTCGCTTTCGTAAAGCTCAGGTACGTCAGGTAGCTGTTGCACGAACTGCCGCTCTACTGAGAAGCCTACACCAGTGCCACACAACAGAATAAACATAGCCTCATCGAAGGACTTGGGGTCATCGACAGGTAAGTAGCTGCAGTTGTAGCCTGATGTGTTGTCTCTATCCAACGCCTTACCTGCTGTCATCATAGCTCTCATGCTAGGCATAACCTCTAGGTTAAGTATTGACTCTTCTATCTGGTTTACGAAACTGTCTCTACCCATGACAGGTATTACTACATTGTTCATGTATCTGTCAACAGTCTCAGCCCAAGTCTCTCTTCTCTGCTCTTCTTCTAACCAACGTGCATACCTTGATGTATGTATGAACGCTTGGTAATCGGTTGGTAAATAATTATTCATTTATCTTTTCCCATGTTTGTAGGTGAGTAAACTTCACCGTTGTATTTACTTCCTGTTGCACCTTTGCCTGTCTCTACTCCGTTGTTACATTTGAAAACTACAAATAGTAGAAAAAATATTGCTACTAAAGTAACTCTCTTTGACCAAAGGATAAACAGTTCAAACGTTTTCTTTGCTTCTATCTCTGCTGCTTCTGATGGTGTCATTGTGGGTCAGTCCAAGGGTAGCAGGGTACTATGCTTTGCTTACAATACTTTGCGTTGTCTACTAGCAATACAGGCAACACACATATCACAAACACACAAAACAAGATAGGCCATATCAAACCTTTCATATCACAATAGTTCATTTTTCTAAATTCTTCCACTCCTTAATCTCTATATCCAAATAGAAATAATCATTCATGTTGATAGTCCCATCATCTACCAACTTACGTATGATTGCTTCCTCATCCAAATCATTTTGTTCCATCAGTAACTTTAGTCCGTAGTTATCGACAAGAGCTTCTATCTTACTATCATGATCAAACATTGTCAAGCCTTAATGTATCCAAAGGGAAGTTTCTTTTTCGTGGAGTATGGGTGTGGTTGATTGCTTGAGCTTGTTCATAAAGTTATAAGCATCGTTAAAATCTTTGAACTCTAACTCCTCATCAAAGACCAAACCTTTTTCCTCAATCATACACAGTAGTATCCACTTATCCCCTTGGTCTATTGGACCTTCGAGATACTGATGTACTTTAACTTGCATCTTTCTTTTCCTTCAATATAAGAGTATTAAATGTTAACAGTAGTATTAGACAATATAGGTATCATGTTAGAGTACCTTGTTCAAGCATATCTTCTTTTTTTTCTCTTTTACCCAGTCATGTGGTATTATTTCTTTAGCAAATAAGAAGCCGTAATAATCACACCAGTCTGCGTAGGTGCTCTTTGCACCCTTGTTTAGTCTCTGGTAAGGATTACTAAAGACAAACCTTATGTCAAGCTCAGGGTGTAGCTCTTGTATCCACTTGTGTTTGTTCCTGTCAGGTAGAGTGAACCTACCCTTAGTCTCTACTATGATACCGTTGGGCAGTATAAAGTCAGGGGTATACTTCCTTACTCTCATATCACGCCACTGTACCTTTAGTGTCTCGTACTCAAACTTGACACGTTTCTTTGTTAGGTACTTAGCGTTACGCTCTTCTAGTCCTGATCTGAATCTGTGAACTTGGGTGGTTGCCATATCTGTTCTTCTTCTCTTCGTAGCCATAACAGCTTACCATTCTCTATAACTCTTTCTTCATCACCACCATAGGCTCTGACACACTCTTCATACAAGTCTTGTTCTGTCTTACAGTCAGCTAGTATCTTATCAGCTTTCTTAGGACCAACGCCATAGATACCTTGTATGTTATCTGCTGCGTCACCTGTCAGTATCTGCTTGTAGAAAAACCTCAAGCCATCAAACTCCTCGACTGTCTGCCAAGTACGTCTGTGTGGATTGTAGTGTGTGCATGGTAGCTGTAACATATCCTTGTCTATTGATATGACAATGCTCTCAGGGTTAGACCATATACCTATCAGGTCATCAGCCTCTTCATCCTTGGACACAATAGCTTTCCAATTATCAATCAGGTGTTGTCTGATATCACCAAGGTGTACAGGTTTTTCTTGCTTCCTGTTACCTTTGTATTCTCTAGTGACAGCAATCTTCCTTCTGAAGTTACCCTTACCTGTCAGGAATATCTGATACTTGTCATCAGTTACTTCCCATAGTACTGCCTCAAGTGCAGTCTCTATCAACTCATCAATCTTTTCTACTGCTGCTTCTGTCTCTTCATCTTGACAAGAGAAAGCTGCACGATAAGCAAACGGATCACCGTCAACCAGTATTTGCAAGTTTTCGTTCTTTGGCACGTTGACGTTCCTTCTCTGTCATTGGTCTAAGTATCTCATCACTATAGTCCACTATGATTCCTGTATTCCACTTACTACGTTCTTTCTCTGCTGCTTCGAAAGTATCGAACAGCTTTGGTTTGTACTTCTCGTTTGTATTACAAGGCCATGACTCAGGTACGTAGTTGTAATCCTCGTCTGTATCAAACATAATCATTACTGCGTATTTCATATCTAACCTCAGGGAAAAAGGACAGGGCCGAAGCCCTGCCAGTTACAACGAAAGGAGTACATGGGTTGTTACCAACGATCCT